ATTTATTAGAAAACCGACCATAACCGTAGTCACTGTCTACCCGAAAGTACACAGTGTAATATTCCCTTAACGGAAACGTCGTAACAGAAAACCTAGGTGTAGCTAGGAGAAAAACTGTATACTTTCGAACAAATTTCAAAAAGATGAAAAAAAACTAACAATAAGATAGAAATATTTTTGGATTTTAATATTTTTTAATTTTTATATATTTAAGTTGAATTAATATACATAACAGGAATTCCAAGAAAACCAGAGAAATGAAAATCGTCGGCAACGGTTCTCATGACCCAAGTAGGAGTGGGATCAGTGTTATGTCTAACTGTAATATTATAATTTGGCATGTAAGTGCCATCATCAATAGATGGTTGACATGCCATATATTTATGATAAAAAGGGATCTGAACAGAAAGACCCGCTTCAGTAGTGGATTGATGAAGGACAGCAGGTAATTGTCCGACAGGAGAAGAGTCAGTATCATTCAAAGTTTGAACACCAGGCAAAAAAGAACCAGTTACAGAAGGAACTGTAAGAGCAGCTGATGTAAGACCATTAGCAACAGATGGATGACAAACTCTTATACGAAGTGATCCTCTACATAATAAATACATATAGGAAAAATTCGAATAAAAGTCAGCAACAAGTGAAGACTGTTCAATAGTATAAGTGCCAAGAACTTGAGTGGCAAAATTAATACCAGCATAATAAGCTTGCATTGAAAATGACTGAGAAAATGTAAGACTAGTATCAAGATAAAGAGGAACACCTCGTTTAAGTAAAGATGACAAAGACATAATCTTTTCACCAATACAAAATTCAGCATGAGAAGATTGAATAGTACGCTGAACCGTACCACCAATAGAAGAACATGCAAGAGTTCCAGTATTCTCGACTTCAACACCATTAGTAACATAGATAGGCCTAGGTTGTAGAACTCTAGGGACGGCAAACTCCATATCTGGAGCAGCTCTAATATAAACTAAGACCTCAACAGTGCTAGAAACAGTATCGGGAAATCTAAGTGGAGAAACTACTTCAACATATAGTCTACCTGAGGTTTCATCTTTATTCTTCCAAGGGTCACTAGAAGAATATGGAACTGATACACATAACTCAGTACCATCTTGTAAGTCAATAACAGTCTTATGTAAATAAGCCATATCAACAGAAGAAGGAGTAATATTATCAGCATTATAAATAAATGATAGAGAACCAGCATGATATCCAGTTTTAAGGAATACAAACTTAAATTCAAAACCACCACGCCAATACTGAAAAACACTACCAAGATAAGCAACTGGAGTAAAATGAATAAGATTATGAGTTAAAACCCCTGGTAATGTAAAATTAGTCTGAAAATTACTGGGAGTAAGTTGAGAAAAATGAAGAACATCTCCAACGACATTAGTAGATAAAAAATTAAATCTACTAAAAATGGACCATTGAGATTTAATGAAGTTAATAGACATTTCGTCCTCCATACGAAATGATATTCCAGGATTAACAGTAAGAAAGTTATCTCCCATAACACTAAGTTTATCACTCATATTATAACCTGATGCATTTGCTGAGCCATGATGATAATTCTTCATAATAAAATTAGGTGCTGATTGAATATCAGGTTTACTCCAACCAACTGCGCTAGCAGCTCCAGAAAGAGCTGTAGTAACCCAAGCAGCAGGTTGACAAAAAGCACTCAAAAAAGGTATACCAGATAATGAATTAAATACACTGGTACCTACATCCAATACAGAACTTATTGGACCAGTAGGAGATTCCTGCTCAACAATATTACCTGAATCTATAACTTTACGTGAAGATTTACTCTTACTAACAACACCATTAACTGTCCAAGGACCAAACAGTTCAACATTATTAAAATGCATCCATATACTCCAATTAACAGTATTGGCACCAGTACCAGTACGCAATGCACCAGCAACAGTACCAACAAAAGAACCAGAATCCCATCTAGTAGCAGCATCAGATTTATCAATACCTAATGTTGGGGAAACATAAGGAATTGTAATTTCAATAGCATCCTCTCCACAAGTATATAAAGTACCAGGTTTTTGTGATTTACAAATTAAATCAGCAGTATGAATAGTATCCAAAGCAATTAATTTATTAGATCTCATAGAAACAGGTATAGGATTCCACCATACATAAACAGAACCAGCATGAAATGGTGAAGGATTAAAAATAGTTTTCATAGTAGTATCATACTTCACAAATTTAAAACCAAAATGCTTAGAAGTCCACATGGCGAAGGTAGTAAACTGAGTAAAAATGGAAATATCAAAAAGATCTGTATTAAAAGCATCAGTAGTAGCCCAAGTTCCAGTAAGAACTTTAATGGGTCTATTTAAAAAAGCAATAATATCAGCTCTAGCACCAGTACCTGGAATAGGTAGAGGAATAGAATTACTAAAAGTAATATCTTTACCTTCTTCCATAATAAAAGTGCTAATTTCAATATTTTCTTGTTGGATATTTTCAGACGTATCCAGCGTCGTATTTTCTTGTGTAGTAGTCATAATCGGTGAAATCACCATGGGGGGGGTATCACATCTAGGGAAAATAGAGTATACATTGGATGTATATATATACAATAGCAAATAAGAGTTTGGTTGCCAATCCAGAACAATGGTATATTGAAGTAAAATAATTTGTTTCATAAGCGCATTTACCAAGTGCGCAATCATTAACGAAAATTGCTACAATATAGCTTCAATAGCTAGACAAGTGTCTCTAGCTATATCCCATGAATAAAAAATAGGACTATATCCAAGAACTTCCTTGGATAATTTTACTACCTTATTAGCAAGACGGTAGTAAGTATTTTCATCATGTAACGCATATTCATTAATAGCAGTATTAATAGTATTTAAAAAATCATTATCAGCAGTTTTAGAAGAACTCATCCAATCCAGGGATTTTTGAATAGACTCTAGTTCAAGAGGAGCTATCCATCTATGTCGTAAATTATCATAAACAAACTTTCTTTTAAGAAAAGAGATATCATGAATAGTGCGATATACAAAAGCTTCATCAGTT